AAGCTGTGCAAACTTTTCACTTGCACTTCCTACTGTTTCTTCTAAATTCTTTAATGCTTTGTCTGCAGCGGTTTCTCTAACTAATAGATTTTTTAAGAAAGAAAGAAGTAAGCCTCCAAAGAAAATAATTTGTCCAATAACAGGTATAGCATTAAGTAAGGCTGCTCCAAAAATTCTTGCTCCTGCTCCTGCAACTGTAAATCCATTTTTAACTGAAGCACCAAATTTACCAAAAAGACCTCCTACAGATGCAGTTCCTTTTATTGCTTCCATTGTCTTTTTATTTTCTGCTCTGAAATCTGCAAAACCTTTCTTTGCTAGTGTAAATGAATCTATTACTCCAGCACCTTGTATATCTCCTACAGCTCCTGCAACTACGCTTTGCTGTTGTGCTCTTCCTGCAGCTATTCTAGATCTCCCTTGTCCTGCGCCTCTTCCTGCTTCTAATTGTTGTAGTTCTATTATTTCTTGTTGTAGGGCTTGAATTTGTTTTATTTCTGCTTGTTTTCTTTTTAACTCTTCCCCATTAAATTTCTTTAGATTTGCACTTCTTGTTCTTTCTGCAACTCTTAATTTATTTAATGCTTTTTCAAAGTCTGCTGTGTCTGCTTTTCCTGCTTTTAATCTTTTCTTTAAATTTGCGACTGTTTGGAATTCAGAACCTGCTCCACCACTTCCTCTTACAAATTGTATTTTTGCAGTTTGTGCTAATTGTTTTTCTGCAATAGCTTCTGCTCTTGCAACTTCTAATGCTCCATTTGCCACTTCGGCTTGTGCTTGTGCCATGTTACCAAGTGCTGGAATTATTTGTGTAAGAATTGTTGAACCAAATAAAATTAACCCACCAGTGATTGCTGCACCACTTCCTGCGAGTAAATTTAAGAAAGGTCCGAAAACGTTGTTGATTAACTTTAGACCACTACGAGTGAGGTCTTGGAAAGCTGCGGATAGTTGGTCATAAGCATTTGGTTCGATAGCTTCTGTAAGTGCACCATATTTTAATTCACCTTGTGCTATAGTTGCATTTAAGAAGGCTTGCCTTCTTTCAAAGTCTGTAAGTTCTTCAGAAGTTTTACCAATACTAGCACCATATTCTTTTGTTGCTGTATCTAATCTTACAAGAATACCTAATTCATCCAAAATTTCTGGTTCTAGTTTTGCAACACCTCGGAAGAGTCTATCAATAGAATCTCCTAAGTTTCTACCAAGTGCTATGGAAGCGTTTCTTGCTACTTCACCAAGTCTTTGAATTTGTTCAGGATTAAAACCAGAAGTAATTGCTATCGAAGATGCACGAAGAGATTCTTCTAATGATATTGCATTATCAGTAACATTTCTTAAACCTTCTGCTATTTGTAATCCTGATACACCAGCTGCGTTACTTAGAAAAGTAAAACCTTGAATAAGAGTGTCTACTTGAGCAGCACTTCTTAGTGCGTTAAAAGCTGCTGTTGCGGCAAATATATTAGCTGCAAGAGCTGCGTAAGCACCAACGAGTCCACTTCTATCATTTCCAATAGACCCAGCTAGTTTAGAAAAGTTTTTTGTACCATTTGCTGTTTGAATAAGACCTTGTTCTTGGCGACCATAAGTTGTTTTTTGTTGTTTGTCTAATTTCTTGTGGGATTCTGTAGTTTTATCAATACCTTTCGACAGCTTTTCCTGCTGTTTCTGTACTACTTCAAATCCTTTGGAAGTTGCTACAACTTCAAATATTACTTTATTAGCCACGTTTATTCTTTATCTTATCGTACTCAGCTTTTAATTTTTTCTGAGCTATCTCGATTGCTCTACTGTCTAACCACAGTATTGTTTCAAATATAAATTCTTTTTGGTGTTTCTTGATTCCATAATGTTCTAGTAAGAAATCAAAATTTGTATAATCTTTTCCAATATATCCAATCTCTGGATATATTCTTTCTCCCATGCTATTAAAGATATTCATACAAGTTAAAACTATTTCAGGGAAGTCTTCCCAGTCTGGTGGACATTTTTCCCAATCAGGATCTTGTCCCATCTGTTCCATCATCTCCAAGTATTGATCCTTGGACATGCCAACATCTTTATTATCCAGAAACAGTTTCAGTTTTTTGTACAGTATCTCCTTGTTTTTTGCTACGAAAGTTTTCGAGGTCAAAGACTACCTCATTGAGCCAATTATCAAATTCTGAAGAGTTTTCTACTAAAACTTGGGCATTTTCTTGTGTGTATTCCATTTCATCGTCTGGATTCTCTCCTTTTAAATCCACAAGAATTAAATCTTCTAAATACCCTAATTTTAATCCTTTCCAGTCTTTAACTGTTGCTTTTGTAAATTCAACTACAAACTTGTCATCATTGAGTTCATCTTCAAACTGACGAGTTTTACGATTAAATTTATTTGTAGTACATCTTTTTCTAAGATTTACTAATTCTTTTCTTGAAAGATTTGCAAGTTCTACTTCGAATCCATCAAGTCCTGGGAATTCGACCCATGTGGTCTTACTATCCACTAATAATGATTTTAAATCCATTTGTTTTATTTCTCCTAATATGAAATTAAAGTTGATAAGTCTGCAGGATTTGTCAATAATCTAAAGTCAAAAGCCTGCGTAAATGCTTCTCCAACATTTACTCTTTTTGTAAACATGCAACTTGTTAAGTTTGCATTGAGAAATGTTGAACTGTCTACTACAGTTTTTACTGCTACTGTAGTTCCAGTATTAAAAGTTTGGAATGTACTCGAATTATTTTCAGTAAGATATTGTACTATATTACCTGAAACAACTCTTCTATCAAGTGTATATCCTGAAGGGTACATTGCGTTTGAAGCACTTGTAACTGAAAGACTGTTTTGTAGTGTAGTGTAAGGTGTCCATGATATTTCATTTTGAACACTTAAGGTAGCAGATACCAAGTTTGGTACATCTGAACCGCTTACCTCCACATCAATCAGTGATAAGGTGGGAGTTCTTGTGGCACTTGCTGATTGCAAACTGCCAGGAAGTGAATAAGTTTCATCTCCTACTCTTTCTAGTTTTTGGGCATTTCCGCTTACTGTTAAAGTAAGTGGTGAGCCTTTTGCTAAATTGAAATCTCCATTTGTCATAACACATTCGTTCAATTTAAAAGTGCTTTCGCCAGTTACGATATATAAATCAAAACTTTTTATATTCGTTTCGTTTGTATCGTAATCGACTAAAAGATCTAGCACGATAGATTCATCTTTTTCTTCTGTAAGATGAACTGCAAAACTGAAATCTGCAGGATTAGCTCTTGTTATACTTGTCCCTTGAAACATCTTTGTCTGATCGTGTAAAGTCTTTACTGAATACGCATCTTCCGCAAATGTTTGAGAGAAAGATACTTCAGGAGTCGTTTTCAATAAGTAACGACTCCCTCCGTATACGAGGTGTACATTACTCTCTCTAAGAAAGTTGTACGCTGCCATTTTTATACAGTATAGTCTGTGCTATATTGAGAATCTGAGTGTGAAGTCGATCCTTTATACTTAACAGTCATTTCATCACCTGTTAAGAGGTCTGTACCGTGAGCAGCAAATTCCACTGAGGTTGAGATCAAGTCTGCAACTTCAATTGTTGGTATTTGTAAGTGAGCCTTGGGAATGTCAAATTCTACTACTGGAGTATCACTTGATCCACCACCCATGAATAAGCTCATATCAAATGAGTTTGTTACCACATCAGTAGCAGCTGCTAAATCTGTTAATAGAGTATTAGAGCCGTCTGTTTTGGTATCAAGATACATTGTTAGGTTACCAGAGATTTGTCTAGCACCTGTGAATGATCCAATTGGTTTGTCCACAATACCTAGTGTTTCAGGTGTTACATATGTAACGTTATTTGCGATTGTTATAGAACCGCCAGTAATGTTAATATCATATGTAGTTGTAGAATCACTTGCTGATGGGTCAAGAACTCCACTTGAGTTCTTTGTTGCTGATAATGTTAGAGTTGAGAGTTTATTTCTCAAGTAATCTGCATCATCAGGACCTGTACAGTCAGCATAGTTATATCCTTCTACATAAGTAACAGTAGTAGTGGAAGTATCTGTACCCGCTGGTTTTGCGTGTAAAGATTTTGATGGATCTTCAATTGCTGTAGAAACTTGGTCAATAGTTGTTGCATTACCTGACCATGTTAACTGAGCAATACCATCAATTGAGAAGTCAATTTCACACTGGTTGACTTGTGCCTCATTTAATCTATAAGTTGTGTTTTCAAGAGCAAAGAATATTGAAAGTTTCAATAATTCATGATGCTCTGATCTTGCAAAACTTATGTCTGCATCTGTTGAATCAACACTGATTGCAGCGGCAGAAGTACCTGTTAAAGCACCTCCAGTAATGTCTTTACCTGAGAGTGATGCCCATAGAATATTTTCAACCATATCATGAGTACCGCTTGATCTCCAGCTGTTAGAACCATGTTTAAAAGGTCTTACATATGTGCCGAATGACCATTCTGCTGGTGGTAAAGAGTCATTAAATCTTTTTGAGCCTCTGTTAGGGGCTGCACCTGCTTCATTAATTGTAACGTCAGTTGAGTCACTTCCTTGTGAGAAGCTATACCCATCTAAAACACCAACTCTAAAAGTGTTGGAGTCTGTACCATTACCTTTAAATAATCCAAGAGCAGTTCTGCTATTATCAGTTGTTGTTGTGCTTGTTACACCATTAACAACTGCGGCAAAACTTGATCCTGAACCTGAAGTGGCTGACTGAGTAACTGTATCGTTATCAGCATATCCAGTTCCGCGGAAGTTGTTAGGAATATAAACTTCAGTAACTCCACCACTAGATACAGCAGCAACAATTACTTTTGCTCCTGAACCAGAACCCGATGTTGTTCCCAAAGTTATTACATCACCAACTGCGTGTCCACTACCTGCTGTAAACCCATCTAAAGTTTTGATAGATCCACCAGAAGCATGCACTCCGTTAACAGAGCTGACAAATACCTTGGTATTTCTCGATAAATTTAAAGCCATCTTGCTTTCTCCGTCTTACTTTGGAAAGGGTGCGGCTACATTTTTATGTGCCTTACCTGTTTCCTAATATCGTACTGATAATATTATTTCCCCAATTCCTAAAGGATCAATAACTCCTTCATCTGTTCCTATTCCTCCAATTGTTAGAGAAGTAGTTGTTAAATTAGGGTCAACAGTATCGTCGTACACTAAGTTATCATTATCATCAATGACTCTTTCGATGTCCTCTAATAATAATGCTAATGTTTCTTGAGCATCATTTTCATCTCTAATGTATGCTCTAATTGTTATTGTTAAAATTCTCCATTTAAACTCGCCAGGTTGATATTCTCTTGCTTCATCTCCTGCGACAACGCAAACTTTTGGATACTCTTCTATTTCATCTAAGAATTTTAATCTTCCGTCTACGTTTTTAAATAAGTTAGTATTAAAAGGGTGGTTTCCATCAATCTCTTCTAGCTTTTTTACTAGAGCATCAACAACTTTCTTTCTTGCTGTTCTATATGTTGATGCCATTATACTCTCCTAAGTGTAAATTTTGTTGCTAGTCTTGCTGCTGCTAGTTCTCTTATACTTTTTTCTATTATTCCTCTTGGATCGTACATTGGTGAGTATCCACCACCTTGTTCAAATACTTCATAAGGATTCTTTTGGTATGTATAATCCATTTGTATTCCACCGTCTGTTAAAGGAACAGCATTTACTACTGTTGCTGAACCTGCAAAACGTCCTGTTCTATTTATTAAAGCAGGTCGTCCCATATTTTTAATTACTTGTTCTTGTAATCTAGAGTTTATAAAAGCTCTTGTAGTAGTTGTATCTGTTAGTTCTTGGTCTCCTCTATTTCTTTTTACACCTTGTTTTTGAATCTGTCCTGAAACCGCAAACCCACTTAATCTTTGTCTTTTTCTTTTTATTTTTTCTGAAGCAGTTACTTTTACAGGTTTTTTACTTTTTCCTCTTACTCTATAAGTAGAAAGATTTTTAGCAAAGCCTTTTCTATAAGCATCTCTCATGGTTTTATTCATAAGTAAAGCTTTGAATCCTAAGTCATTTAAAGTATCAGATCTGCCTCTTTCAGATGCTTTATCAACATTGGTATATTCATCTTCAATTTGATCTATTGCACTTTTAAGAAAAGCACTAAGTCCTTTACCAATATTAGCACTTTTAGCACCTCTATCTTGGTTATCTACTGCATCTTCTAAACTTGATCTTACTCTAAAAGAGTCTTTAAACTTTAATCCAGTTTTTCCTGCTTCTATAAAATCTTGAAAATGTTCTAATTCTATACTATTTTCAGTAACTACTTCTCTTAATAATTGAGACTTTAAATTATCTCTTAAGGCTCTAATAGGATCATCTCCTGTTGCACCTGTTTCTAATTTACCAATAGTAGTAGCTACTTTTGCTCGGACAACATCATGTTTATGTCCGATGTCAAATATATTCCAGTTTCTTGTTCCTGCTGCTTTACTTGCCCATTTAGAGAAAGGATTATCAACATCCATTTTATCTCCAAAAAGATCGCTAAATTTTCCTTCTGCTAATGGATTTACCATTTTTGTTCTATAATTTCTTAGTAAATTAAATACATTTTTAGCATCGGAATCAGGAATAACAGTAATTATTACAGTTACTCTTCCATCACTTGTAGAAACTATTGGTTTTTCTAGCATCCACTTATATGAGTTTGGATTTATTTTTATAAAAAAATCTTTTGCTAGTTTAACACATTCTCTGCCGAACTCTTCTGTTCTGGCTTTCTTTTCTGTTCTATAAGAAGGTACTCTTTTATATACTTCTTCTGCTGTTTCTTTAGCATCTACATAAAATTCTTGTTCAAAACTATTTAAAAGATCTCTAAATGCGTCTTCACTACCACCTTTCTTTCCTCCTTTTGCTTTTAGTTTTGCTGCTTGTTCAGGAGTAATAAAAAGAAGAGCCTTCCAATCTTCTAGCTCTTGTTTTAAATCACGAAGTGCCATTACTTGTGTACTTTATAAAAATCAAGTATTCGTTTAATATGGTCTGGGAATCCAATATTCTCTCTCAGACTTGTAGAAACTTGATTCTGTATCGAAGCACCTGCGATAGTTAATCTGTCTTTTCTTTCGTCTTTTAAATAGTATTTTACTAAATCAAAACATGCTAGTTTTAAATCTTCTGGAGTTGCTGAATAACCAGCTCTATAAACTACTTTTACTGCTGCTCTTCCTTTTGGAAAGAACGCGTCTCCAGTTGCTGTTGTTCTATAAATAGTATCTCTTTCAGTATCTATAGTATACTCATACTTACCACTGCTATCTGAGTTACCAGTTATAAGAGTTGTGTATGATTCTGCTTGTCCTGTTCTTTCTTGTACAGAAGATACACTTACAAGTGGACTTTCATCCACTAAAATTGCATTGGTATAATCATCATAGATATCAAAAGTTTCTGTTTTATCAGTGCTATAGAAATCTATGATAGTCGTTCCACAGTATGTCTTCACTGCTTGACTGACTGCAGGTATTATAACATTGATTTTCGCATCCTCTTGTATACCAGAGAGTCCTGCGAAATCTTTATATTGCTGTAATGTTATTAAATCTGCCATAATTAAAAGAGGGGCGATAAGGCTCGCCCCAAGCCATAATATCCGATATGGGATAAAGCTATTTTAGCTAGCTTTGTACATATAGCCCCACTTAGATGTAGCACCGTCAATAAGATCAGTGAAACCAAGTCTTTGAGAAGCCACTAGGACTCTTCTTTGGTTTGCTACTTCGTAGTCTGACTCAATTGTAACACCTCGTAATCTTGGCATTACATAGTTTCTTGGGTATACAGCGATTGCTGCAAACTTAGATACTGCTGGTGTTGCGAATTCGTCACAAAGAAGAACTCTTGAACCGAACACTTGTCCGATTTCACCAGAAAGTTTTGTTGCCATGTCGCCAACTAGGTTAGCATCTTGGAACTCAGCATCTTCTAGTAATTGATAGTATGAAGTTTGTGAAACAATATAAACTACTTCACTTGGGTTCACACCATATTTACCCATGTTCTTTCTCAATGCTAACAATTCAGCAGCTGTTACAGTATCAGTTGCAAAAGCAGTTGTTGACTGTGTATAGTCTGAATCGTTTCTTGCTAAGTGTAAAAGACCTTCGAAAGAAGCACCTGAAGTACCGAAAGCACCATCAGCGTCGTCACCAGCTAGGATAGCATTTTCGATTGCTCTAGCGTGTGATCTTACCATTGATTCTCTAATTAAAGGAAGAATTGGTAAAATTGCATCTTCTTCTGTCTCGTTACCTAAGTAAGATTGAGAGATAAGTTTTTTAGTTGAAAGAGTTCTTTCAGTCATATCAACACCACCATATGGTGAACCATATGTATCACCTCTTTCGGCTAAGTTACCGTGTGGTGAAGAACCAGAAGCTGTTTGAGCTGAAGCAAATTCAGCATAACCACTGTCTGGTAAGATTGGGATAATCATGTTTACAGAAGTCATTGGGATTTCTCTAAATAGAGGTGCCAATACTAATTCATTTTGAATATCTCTTTCAATGTTTGTTGAAACAACTTGCTCGAAATCTGCTGATGAAACGCCAACACCTGAATGTGCGTTAACTTTTTCCATTAGAGATTTAGCCATGTCATTGTCCCATCCTTTACCAGTCGCTAGACCAGCAAATTTTGCATCAATGATGTCGTTTTCAAAAGCTTTTTTCCAGTCGCCTTGACCTTGTCTGTCGCTGAAGTGTCTTTTAGACTCACGAATGTTCATGATTTCTTCTGATTTCTCAGCTAATTGAGCTTCAAGTGATTTAACAACTGACTCTAAATTAGAGTAGTCTTCTTTAACTCTTGACTCAACATCTGTCATCAACTTCTCAGCACCAGATAGTCCAGCTTGAACTATAGTTTTTTGCTCTTCCTGTTTTGCTTCCTCGGCGGCTTTTTGAGTTTCAGCTTCTTGAGCAGCTTTTTCTGCAGCTTCTTCAGCAGCTTTTTGCTCAGCAGCCTTTTGTTCTGCTTGCTTCATTGCATAAGCAGCAACTGCTTTCTCAGCAGCTTCTGCAGCGAATGAGTCAAGATCGAACTCAGGTTTGCTCTCAGGAGATGTTTTTTCTTTTGACATATTAGTCTCCGTTTCCTGGGCGATTGCCCTATTTGGCTGCTCAATTTCAACAGCGTCTGCTGAATCTTTTGAGTTAGCCTGATAAAAAGATTGCTTGTACTTATTGTAGTCTTCCATAGAATCAAAAGACTTGCTTAGTCCAAAAGTTGCCCCTTGGTTGCAAGGTATTGATACTACAGATACTTCAAAGAGTTCTGCGTCCTTTATTTTGTATCCGTCGGTTTCGGTCATGTAATCAGCGTCCTTGACTTTGAAACCAACAGAAAAAGCCCCAAGGACACCGTCTTTAATTAATTGAGTTACTTCTCCAGCAGCTTTAGAAATCTTTGCAGAAATCTGTAAGCCATTGTCATTAACTTGTAAATCTTTTGCTCTACCAATAGGTCGGTCGTAGTTGTGATTGAACAGAATAATTGGATTATTTTTGAAGTTTTCTAAACCACCTTTTGTCCATGCATCTGTTTCAATAATATCTCCAGCTCTGTCAAGTGCGTTTGTACTTGCAGAACCTTTAATTTCTACTCCACCATCATCTGTTTCACCTAATGATTTAAATGTGCTAGTCCAGTGATAAATTTTATTCGACATCTTTTACCTCTTCTTTTTTCTCCACTTTAGGAGCTGGAGCAGGTGCTGGAGCAGCTACTACGACTGGATGTCTTTTCTTCATCGCTGATAGTACTCTATTCCAAGAACCAAATGCTCTTCGTAAAAGATAATCTTTAACTGGAACATCATTACCAAAAGATTTGTAAGTAACTAAGTCCATAGTTTCGACTTTATTTTTCTTACAAAAATCTGATAATGCTTTTGCCATCTTATCTTTTGTCATAATTAATTTTCCTCACTTGGTGGAGTCTGTTCAGGACGACCACCTTCGTCGGGATTTACGGCTGAGCCTGCAATATTTTGCGGTACTCTTGGCTCGTCAAATCCATCAACGGGTTCTTTGCCTAGTGCTTCTCTTGCTTCATTTGCTGAAAGGATTCCAGTATTAACAAGAGTAGCATAATAAGCTGCTTGGTCTCTTAATTCAGGTTGTAAAGCAGGTATTCCTGTTACATCTTCTGATAAAGAGAAACCAAAAAATCTTTCTAATGCAAAACCTATTTTTCTTACTATTGGTAAGACGGTTTCTAAATAATAAAGTCTATGGTTTGGTCTAATATTTGCATTGTTTCCACCATCCATTAAAATTGGTGGTACACCCATAGCTTCAAGAATAATTCTTTCGTTTGCTTTTATAGAGTCTGCGAAGTCTAACTCTCTGAAGTTAACATTAGTTAGAGCATCAACCTCTAGTCCGCCGTCTAGTATAAGAGGTCTTCGACCTCCTGTGTTTGGATTATATCTAATACTCCATGCTTGTAACATTCTTTCTTTTATTTTTTCTGAAAGAGTATTTGGCGACTTAAGTACTAATCCTGGTACTGCTCCATTTTTAAAGAAGTTATCTTGAAAGTTTCTCATGCTAGTAAGCAACTGCATAGTTCTGTATGCAGGCTTTAGTCTTGGAACTCCTCTATAAATGGAATTAAAACTGTTTTCTTTTATGTGTATGATTTCATTTACAGTGTAGTCAATAGTATTATCATAACTATATTTTTCTACATATGTATCATCATCTGAATAAATTGTTACTTTTTCTGCAGGAAGATGATACAAGTGTGCACCATCAAAATAGATAAAGATATTACCATCAATCATTAAGTCAATAATTAAATTTCTTTTGAATGTGCTAATATCTTGGAAGGGATTTGGTTCTTTATTGAGTAGTAAATCCACTTTTGATCGGCGAATATTTTTTATAATATTGTTAGCACCGACTACTTTCTCTCCTACACTAAAAGGAATTTCAGCAACATCATCAACAATCATGTTTACTGATCTGTTGACAATCTCTAGTGTTTCATACGCATTTCTATAGTTTGTAGGTATTTCTCGAGAATCAATGGTCATTCCCTCATTTCGGGAAATCACATATTGAGAAGGATTGAGTTTTTCTTCGTCAACCTCTCTTCTACCTATAAATCTGTCATACCATGCCATGTTTTACTCTCTGTTTCTCGACCCAACGTTGTTGTTTCTCTGCTGTAATCAATTTGGGTCGTTTTCCGTAAATCGAATGTAATCGTAAATGATGCGCATGACAGAGAGTTACTGCGTGCTTGTACACTTTTTCATAATTTTCATCAATAAAGGACTCTCGAATCTCTAGTATGTCTTGCTCATTCTCTATAGTAATCTTGTTCTTTATTAGCCAAGTTTCTAGTAGTTCTGTGAGTCCATAGAAATGATGAAAATCTAAGTTTTCTGTATTATTGCAAATATAACAAGTATTTGCTTTCTTATATTGTGATTTAGCTTTATCTCGTACGTATTTAACTAAATCTCTTTTAAATTTCATATTTATACTTCTTAATTATGATTATACCAAAATTACACATCATATGTCAAGAACTGTTTTTTATTAGGTCTTTCTAAAACGAAGTGGCTGTAGTTTCGAATGTATAGAGGGCATATCGTATAGCATCTGCCATATGAGATGCCATGTCGTGTTTTGGTTTTTCTTTCATAAGGTTAGGGTTTGGATCCCATTGATATTGATCTAGTGCCATGAGGGTGTGTTTACAAGACTGATCTACAATAAGGTCATCATTATCTACTATTCCTGCTACTTGTCCGATACCGTCTAGTACTGATTTTTTCGCATTTATAGTAGTGATATCATAATTTTGTGCAAAGTCATATCTTGTTTGTTGTGCTGCTGAGTCAATGTAAATATAATCAATATCCCATTTCTTTATTAATTTTTGTATTTGTGCTGCGTGTTGTTCAGTTGTTCTTTCAGCATCTAAGTACTCGTCTACTAAATAATATTTTCTTGCATCCCAATCATATGCTATAACACAAAATGCTGTGGGATCTTTATAACCTACGTCAAGTCCAGCAAATACATCCATATGTCGAGTTTCAAATTGAGTTAAATCTGCAGTACATTGTTCATGATTAAATGCCCATATTTGTCCTTCAAATACATTAAAGTCTGCCATATATTCTTGATTGAATTCTGCATCAGACATTGTTTTCTTTGCTTCTTTAATATCATCTTCAGATACACGAGGATTTTCATGCCAAGTTGCTTTTATACTACACCATTCTGGAAACTCGTCAGAGTATCCACGATAATAGAATTCTGCAAAGTAATTATTTCTTCCCCTTGGAGTAGATATAAAAATTGCTTTTGAGTTTTCTTTATCTAGCGTAGGACGTAATGCAACATTAAAAGCATCTCTGCCATCTGTAAGTGCAGCCTCATCGAATATAATTAAATCATAAGAACGACCAACAACAGAGTCTACCTGATTGATAGAACCCATTCTTATTGTTGATTGATTTGATAGTTCTATAACTTTATCTTTTGCATTATCTCTTGTAACTTCCAGATCAAAATGCTTAATAAGATTTCTTTGTAAGTCAAAAGATATTTGTGATAAAGAATAGTTTGGTGACATTAGTAGCACATGTGAGTTTGGTACTAGACAAACTAACTGTCCTATAATATTTGAAATGTATGTTTTGCCTTGTCGGCGGGAGACAGCCGCACAGACAAAGCGATATTTGGGTTGGTTGATTGCATTTATAATTGCAGTTTGGGAAGTATTAGGTTCTATGCCTAATAAGTCTAGGTACCCATCGATAGGAAGTTTGATGAACCGATTCTCAGGATTTAAATCCATAAGATAATCAGGTACAACATCTGTACGGCTTATCTCGATCAATGTAAAGTCTCTTTGTTAAATAAGTTAAAAGGGTCGTCCGAATCAAAAAGTCCATGCTTTTTAATTAATTCTAGCATATAAAGATAACCACCGCAGAGATTAATCATTGCTTCATCTCCTTCATTAAGTGTAATTCCGTTGTATTTTCTTTTCTCTAATTTTGCTAATACAGCGGCAGCTTCGATAGATATTCCATCTAACCAAGCTTCTCTTTTATCAATTACTTTTGGTACGGTCATCTTCCTCTTCTTTTTAAACCACGAACAAAACGCTGAGATTTAGGTGGCATTTTCTTACGCTTACCTTTCCCAGCCCATAAAAATTTATTAGCCCAGTAAGCAGGAGATTTTCTTCCTTTTGCAATATTCTTACGATGTCTTGCTTTAAAAGATCTTCTTGCTTCTGGACTATAATTGTGACCCATTCCTTGGGCACCAAAGCGAATGATTTTTAATTTACCATTCACTCGAGTTGCAACAATGGCTTTTTTAGTGCGGTGTTTGGGTGTCATTTTAGGCTTATTAAGCCTTGTTAATCCTGCTCTTTTTAATCTTGCTCTTTCTGCTTTTGTTAATGCCATTTGTTACTGAGTTTACGACTCTATGAAGTCGTCCTGCTTTCATAATATTATGAAAGTCTTTAAAAATATCTATCTGCCTCTTCTAGGTAAAATTCGACCTGCACCCTTTTTACCAAAACGAGCACGTCTTGGATTAACTGTTTTGCCGAACCTAGGACCGATAGCTTTTGGAGCTGCCGCGTATCTGAACGCACCTACGCTGTAAGGAGTTTTAGTATTAACTAAAGTTCCTGCTGCTGCGTTCATATCCCTTGTGACTCCTCTATTAAGTCTATGTTTACGAATCTTCTGAGTGTTGTGAACACCAGTTGGTCCGCTTAAAAATGAACCTGTTCTTGCCATTTTATTGTCCTATGCTTTTTAAAAGCTCTTGGCATTGCTGCCCGTTATTTAATCTTTGTCTAATCTCTGCATTTGTGATTAGTCTTTCCTCTAAAGCGTTTTTAAATTTAATTGACATTCTTATTACTTCTAAAATTTCTTTAGTAATATTTTCTTTTTTCATTTACCTGCCTTTTCTTCGGCTGCTTTTTCTACGTTTTCTCTTAGTAAAAGTACGTACATTAGTAGGTTTCCCACCAACGCCTTGTGCTTTACTTCTCTTACGGCGAACAGCCGACCTTTTCTCTGACGCTGACATCTTTGCTGCCACACGTGCAGGGACACATTTAGGATATCCTCCTCGTGAAGTTCTTGCTTTTTTCCTACCGCAAGGTTGATATCTTCCTTTCTTCTTAGGACGACTAATATCAACCCAGTTTTCTTTAAACCATCGAGTTAATCCGCCTTTTGGTTTAGCCATCTTGATGGTGGTCCATTTCGCCATCACTTATGTAATTAGCTGCTTGTACCACTTCATATTCAGATACTGCTATTTTATTTGTAAACCAAGTAGGTAAGTTAGCTTCTGGGTTTGTCAAATGGTCTATAATCATTTGAGCGTGGGATTGTATTGTTTTACACATTCTCACTACTGAAGCTGCATCAGTATGTCCATCTTTTTCTACTACTACAAATTTTCCATTACCTAGTAATTTAGCTTTCATTTTTTGCTTTTTCTTCGGCTTTTATCATATGATCTTTGATATCAACCTTCCCATCCCAGTTTTTATCTTGTCCTGAGATTATATTTCCGAACTTAATAATAGTTTCTTTAACTTTTTTTATCAAGTTTTGCATTTATCGTTTCTTTCTCCTTGACGCACTGCCCATTCTATATCTTCCGCCGCGCGCCTTATACGTTTTTACTAACCATCCATTTGCGTATGCACTTGGATAGACCTTAAACTTTCTTTTTGCTTCTGCTTTTACTCTCGCATAGAGTGTTGGATTTGTAGGTATTGGTCGTTTCTTCTTAACGGCCGCCTTTCTTCTTTTTCTTCTTACTACCATGTGCTTTTCGTAATCCTGCTTTCGCAGACTTGAAGATTGATGCGACAGTTTTCTTGCCCATCACTCTTGCTCTTTGTTCACCAACTGTTAATATTTGTATTTTTCTTGCGTAACTTTTACGAACTCTTTTAACTTTTCGTACAGTTGCTCTTGCATCTTTTATAGTAGCAAACTTAATTCTAACAGTATCTTTTGGATTCTCGTCAGTATAAAGTCTTCTACCGCTACCTTTTGGCTTTTTTCCTGTTCCTACTCTTGGATCTTTTCTTTTTCTTTTTGCCATATCCTGATGCGTAGATTGCT